ACTTTCAAAGAATCTATCTACAACTAAAGATGCAGTGTTTTCAATATCAATTATACCAGACAACTCAGGTGCATTGAAGTTTCTTTTAATCATAGCCACTAAGTTTTCCAATAGTCCAGTCTGGCGAGGCATTTCTGCCGCCGTTCGTACCACTGGTATCAAGTGACTTTTTTCCCCCCCTCTTGGCATGATACAAGACTTAGACATATCTAAAGTGCAGTCTTTGACATTCAGTGAAATGTCAGTCAACCTCATGGTAACAGCGTCAAAGTCGTTAAACAATGAACTATTCCCTGGGAGACACTTATCATAGTAAAACTGCAAATCGGATATGTCACCAGTCTTCGGTGCTGCCACAAACAGATTGGTACCAGAAAAAACTGCATCTACCTGTAATTGCTATTGAGTACTAGCGTTAACTTTGTACATATCTGACAGAAAAGTACTAACTTGCTCTAAATCACGCACTATGCTAACTAAAGGATCCATAACTACTGTGTAGTATTTAAAAGACCTTGTATGTCTAGACAAAGCTACAAGCACATGCGGACTCTCACGCGAAATTATAGAAACTGGCGTAGGCGTTAACCTTACCAGTGACACATCCGCGTAAGTTTCTCCTTGCACCTCGTGCACAGTATGAACATCTTTGTAACCTCTTGACAATAAAGCATCCTTGTCAAACTGAGTAAAAGTGAGAATCTTACCCTCCATTGGTTTCGAAACTGGATTAATGGCGCCAGCACCTTTAACCATTTCTTGACTTACCGAACGCTTCTCACTAGACGTGCACATTACATGTCCGTCGTACCTCTGATTCAAGAAGAAAGTAACATCAGCAGGACAACGCAGCGTAATACGCCTTGTTTCCACCTCGTCCACTTCCAACTTGGAAAAATGCTCCGGGTACGGAAAACCAGTAACTCTGTTGATGTATGGAATTTGTTGTGTGTCTCCATAGACATATGCAATATCGCACAAAGACATAGACACAAGAAAATTTACACAGCCAGTGTGCAGCATTAGACCCTCATCTATGAATAGCCTCTTGAACTGGACCCTACCGCTCTTTCCGTAATTCATTATAAATGAATCCACGGTCTTCACGTTGTCCTTAGTAGCGACTATCACTCCTGTTGAGTTTGCTCTCCTCCTGATCATCTCAGCGGCCTGCCTGCCGGGAACTAGCACCAGATCCTCTTCGAAGTTGACCTTTGATAAGATCTCCTTAGTCTTTCCACATCCAGGTACTCCGTCCACCAGCACAACCTTAGCCGAACTAACGTGCGGTTCTCCATCCCGTAGTATACTCCTCAATGTTTTGAGTTTTGCCATATCAGAGTAAA